ATCCCATCGTCCACCCCATTCAAAAGAAAAACGGGCCGTTAGCTCAGCTGGTAGAGCAGTTGACTCTTAATCAATTGGTCGTAGGTTCGAATCCTACACGGCCCACCAATAAAAACAAAGGCTTAGCTCGCGCTAAGCCTTTTTCATTTCCGAGTAGGTCGCACATAGGTCGCACGGCGAGGTCAGGCTAGGTCGCTTTCCGCCTGTCGACGGAGCCGATGCAGCGCGGCTACCTGGCGCCTGTATTCCTCCGACTGATGCAGGCGCTCGCGTTCCCTTTCGCGCAGTTCGGCCTCTGTCGGCTCGTTCAGCCAAAGGAAGAAACAGGCGGCAAGCACGCCAAGCAACAACCCGGCGCCGCTCACGACTTCACCCCCGGCGTCAGCACCACGATCTTCCCGCCCGTGTAGACGTCGAACCTGGCGGCCACCTTGACGGCGGTGCGCGCGTCGGCGCCCATCGCCATCGCGCCGAGCGCGATATCCGAACCGGACCCGAGCGCCCACTGTTTGCGGGGGAGCGGCTGCGCCACCGGGATGTCGTAGAAAACTGTCGCGCGCCCGCGCGGGTCGACCACGAGAATGCTGGACTCGGCGGCGCTGGTTGGCTGCTGGTCCGGCGGCATCCCCGCCAGCACCCAGTTGATCCACATCTTCACGACCGAGTGTTCGCCCGAGCCTGCCACGAGGAACCCGTCTTTGCTCTTGGCGATCTTGGCGGCGGTGCCTCGCACCGTGCCGGTGGTGGACTGGCTGTCCGCCGCCAGGGTCTTGCCGTCCCACGCCACGGTGGTCATTAGCGTGTCTCCACGGTCTGGTCGCGTTCCCACTGTTCCAGCAGGTCCAGCGGGTAGAGCACCTTGCTGCCGAACTTGCGGAACGGCGGACCCTTGCGCTTGTTGCGCCAGTTGGCCAGGGTCTTTTCTTCCATCCGCAGGCGCTCGGCGGTTTCTTTGGGGGTGAGGTTCACGCGCTGTCCTCCGCGAACAGGTTGGGGTTGCCCACGAACTCGGCCAGCAGGCGCCGGCACTCGGCCAGCGGTGGCAGTTCGTAGTGGTAGGTGGCGTCCCCGGCGTTGACGCGGGCGGACTTGACCCCGCGCCAGGTGGGGATGATCTGTTTCATGGTCCGATTGAACGAGGTCACACTGGGCTGCCAGGAGCGCACGCCTCGCCCTTGGATGTACCGCTTGGCCGCCTCCTGGAACCGGTTGGTCGGGATCTCTTCAGGCCACTCGCCGGCGAAGTCTCCCCCTAAGATCTGGCCCTCGATCAGGCAGTCGTGCAGCCAGCTGTGCTGCGGGCACAGGCTCTCGATCTTCTGATCGGCCAGACCCGTGGTCTTGGGCGCGTCGTTGACGTCGATGCTTGAGAGGTCGAAGGACTTCAGGTACTCCAGCAGCAGGCCGTAGCCTTCGCCGCCGTTGGCCTCCATGCCCTCGCGCATCTCCTGGAAGAAGCCGCGCTTCTGCATGTCGCCCTCGCCCACGTCGAACACCGCGTAACGGCGCTCGTCCTCGGTGGCCGGGACCAGCCAGTCCTCGTTGCCGTTGATGCACACGCGCGTGAGGTTGTCGACCTGGTAGGGCTCCATGCCCTTGCGCTCGATCATGTGCTTGGCGCCGGTGATGATGCCCTTCAACTTGCCCTCGACCTTCTTGCCGCCGGCCCAGCTCGCCTCGTCCAGCACCAGCAGCAGGCACGCCTCCAGGTGGCTGTTGAAGTTGCCGACCAGGTAGCGGTCGTCGTCGGCCACCACCATGTTCCGGGAGAACAGGGCGCCCACGCGCTCGACCACGGCGTTCTTGCCGGTGCCCTTCTTGCCCTTGAGCACCAGGGCGACCAGAGGCTTTTCCCACGGGCGCTGGATCAGGTGGGCCATGTAGCCGGTGAACCAGCGGGCCAGGTGCGCGTCCCCGCGGCAGACGTTGCGCAGCACGTGGTCCTTCCACGCCTGCACCGCGTCTACCGCGCGCTTGCTGGCGGTGGCCGGGGCGGTCGGCTTGCAGTCGAAGCCGCGCCAGAGGTTGTACCAGCGGGCGTCGACCGCCTTCTCCGGGGAGAACACCAGGCCGTCGTAGGTGCGCCGGCCGGCCCAGGCCATCCACACCTCGGTCAACTTCTCCGGCTTCTTGCCGAAGGTGATCTCCTTGGCCGCGTGGTACTTGTGGAAGCTGCCTTCCTTGACGTGGTCGACGAACGCATTGCCCTTGGGGTCGGTCGTCTCCCACAGGAGATGGTGGCCGCCGCCGGTCATGACCAGCGCCCACTCGTCGTTCATTTCGTCCAGCGGGTTCTTCTTGGCAGGCACGCCCGGGGCCGGCTCGGGCAGGGCGACGGCTTCGAACTGAGCTTCCGGCGCATCCGCTCCGGGCGGATTCGCGCCGTAGGTGTAGGCGTTGCGGACCTTCGTGGCCAGCTCGTCCGCGGACCACCCACACCCGTCGTGCCAGTGCTCGAGCATGAGCTCGACCGCCTGGTCCGGGGTCACGCCCAGATCCTTGAGCTTGGCCGCTACGACGAACGTGGTGTGGTCGCCGCCGGCGCCTTCGATGGCCTCGGGCGCCTGGGTGGTCAGGTACTCGATCGCGCGCTTGACCGCGCGCTCGGGGTCGATGCCCGGAAGCGGGTCACGGTTGGCGGCCTTGGCGCGCGGGGCGCCGCAGCGCGCTACCAGCCACGCCGGCGCGGGAGCAGGGGCAGACGGTCGATCGGTGAAATAGCGTCCAGCGTCCACCGTAGAACCCGGCGCCACGATGTAACCGCCGTGGCTGCGCACATCCAGGCCAGATCCCAGGACATCCACGCCCTGCTTGACGGGTGCATCGACCGAGTAGACAAGGTGGCGGCCTCCGGTGGGGGTGGTGTTCTCGAGGGTGAGGGGGAGATCGTGGCCGGCCAGCTCGAGGCCGAGCAGGCTGGCGAAGCCGTCCTTCTTGCCGGCGCCGTGGTCGGGGCTGTCGACGTCGATCACCAGCAGAGCGCGGTCGTCGCCGAACTTGCCGGTGAAGATGCCCCAGTTGCAGTCCGGGAACTGGGCGGCCCAGCGTTCCAACACGGCCGGGTCGCGCGTGGCCCGGGCCTGCCAGCCCTTGATGGCGGGCAGCTTGCCGCGGGGCTCGCAGGGGAATACGTGGAAGCCCTGGGCGGCCAGGGAGAGGGCGTGGGGGAGGGTCATGCGCGCTCCTGCGCACGCCGCTCCAGCTCCTGGTCCTTCTCCCAGTCGTCCATGCACGCGCGGTCACACCAGCGCAGCCCGTCAGCCAGGGGTGCGCCGCAGTTGTGGCAGGTGCCGTTGGCGATCGGGCCTTCCGGTTTGCGGAAGCTGGCCGCGGCGGCAATGAACGATTCGGTTTCCGCAGCCGCGCGGTCCAGCGGATCGGCGATGCGGTCGTTGTCGGGTGCGGTCATGTCCTGCTTCCTCAGTGAATGGTGTGGCCGCTTACGGCGGCGAGTCGGTGGGTTCCCGGCCGGAGAGGGTCAGGACAGTCGCCGCTCTAACGGCGCCATGTCCCCGCCGCAACGCGGCAATAGCTCGTGCCCACTGGGTCCGTTGTTCGACACGGTTTCCTGGTCGATTCGGTTACTTGCGGCGGGCGTGGTCGCGCGCGGTCTTGCCGTGCCGGATGCGGTCGGCGTACTTGTTCAGGATTTCTTTCTCGCTCAGCTTGCGAACCCCGATCGGCCGTGCCGTCTTGGGCATGGCGTTGAGTTCGGCGGGGGTGAGGTCGTCGATGGTGCGGATGCTCATGTGCTCAGTCCTTGCGGTATCGCTGGCCATGCCAGCCGGTGGCGGCGATCGGCAATCCGGTCGCCCAGTGAGGTGCATTTGACATCAGTGTGGACATTTTGTCCACACTTAAATCAGCAGAAAGGGGAACTTCGGCCACGATTTCGTCGTGGACATGCATGACCACGGGGTAGCCGGCCGCTTCGCACGCCCGCATCCCGGCCACCAGGATGTCGCGGGCGACCGCCTGGGTGACGTTCTCGGCCAGGCTTCCGCCGTAGGTGGCGCACCGCTCCCACTTCCGGGTGACGCCGTTCACGCTCATGTAGGTGAGCTGCTGGACGGTCTTGCCCCACGGGGTTTCCTTGTCCTGCAGCTGGGGGTACGGATAGCAGAGCACCCGCTTGGACGGGAGCTGGCACCAGAGGAATGAACCTCGAACTTTGAACGCGATCGGCCCGGCCCGGTGGACGCCGCCGTCGGTGACGGCACGAATGGCCGCGCGCTCCAGATCCGCCCAGAACTGGACGACCTTGCCGTGCGCGCCACGCCAGGCGAGCTTCAGTTCGTCCGCGCGCGCGTCCGTCACCTTGACCCCGTAGCCGCGGGCCATCGTCTGGAACGCGCCGACCCCGCCGCCATAGCCCAGGGCCAGCTCCATGACCTTGCCCACCTGGCGGAACGGGCGCGCGTCCTCGACGCTGCAGCGGAAGCCCTTGGCGTAGGCCAGCAGGTACAGGTCCGGGCCGGTGCCGGCGTCGAACGCGCGGAAGGCGTCGAGCTTCCATTCCTCCCCGGCCAGCCACGCCAACACGCGGCCTTCGATGTTGGAGTAGTCGCAGCAGATGAGCGTGTGGCCCGGCGCGGCGACGATCATGCCGCGCATGCAGTCGGCCACCAGCGGCATGGGATCACCGTAGAACACCCGCAGGTATTCAGGTTCCCCGAAGTGCGCAATGACGTCCTCGATCTCGGCCTGTTCATGCAGGATCGTGGGCCGGGGGAAGTTGTGCGGCTGCGGGCCACGGCCCGCCCAGCGGCCGGTCGCCGCACCGTGGTACTGGAACAGCCCGCGCATGCGGCCGTCGGCGCCGGCGCGGTCACGCATGGCCGTCAGCTTGGCAGTCGAGGACTTGGCCGCTTCCTGGCGCAGCTTGAGCGCGGTGCGGCAGTCATCCGGGATCGCCGGATCACTGAGCAGCGCCACGACGTCCGCCTTGGCCACGCTCTCGACCTTGACGCCGCGGTAGCGCAGCCAGTTCGTGAGCTGCGCCACGTCCGTGCAGCCGGCGACCACGTTGCCGGTGATGTCCCGCATGGCCTGGTCGAGCCGGGCCTTCTCGGCGGTGACCAGTTCGATGGCCTCGTCGATCGCCTCACGGTCGACCCGGATGCCGCGGGCGTTGATCTGCTGGTCCAGGAGCCAGAGGGATTGTTCGTCCGGCGACAGTTCCACCATGCGCTTGTGCAACGCGCGCTCGACCTCGACGTCCTGCTTGCAGTAGTCGTAGAGGATCTGCAGCTTGGCGGGGTCGTCCCACCAGGTGATCGTGCCGTCGGCCTCGACCTTACGCGGCTTGGCCAGCTGCATCATCACCCGGGCGCCCTTGGCGTCCTTGCGTTGCTCGATGCCGAGCGCCGCCGCCGCACCGTCCAGGCTGCCGGGCAGGCCCATCGCGTAGGCCATCGCCATCGTGCAGCGCATTTGCTCGGGCTTGATCTTCGGCCAGCCGTAGCGGGCGGCCAGCACGTTGTTCCAGATGGCCAGCTCGAACGCGGCGTTGTGGGCGTAGACGAGGCCGCCGCGTTCGATGTGATCGAACAGGAACAGCGGCTCCGCCTTGGCCGGGAAGTGGACGGTCACCTCGTCCGGTTCATCGAGGTCATCACCTTCGAACACGCAAGCGAAGCACAGCACGTCCGTGCTCGGGTCGCGGGCGTAGTTGTCCAGCCCGACCGCCTTCAAGTCGGCCGCGCTGCGGGTTTCGAAATCCAGATGCAGAACCGCCACGTCCGTCTCCCAGCAAAAAGAAAAAGGCGCCCCCGTAGGGGCGCCGAAGTGGATCAGTCGAACACGCCACCGCCGGAGGACTCGCCCACCGCCTCGAACACGTCGGACGGGTTGCGGGCCACGGAGCCGAACGACTCGCCGTCGCGCAGCTTCTGGAGGTGGTTCAGGTACAGGCTCACACCGGCGTTGCCCTTCTGGTCGTAGGCAGCGGCGTTCACCTGCGCGCGGGCGTAGCACCCGCCGTAGAAGTCCGAGTCATCGATGATGTCCTCGTTGCGGGCGTTGACCAGGCCCGGCTTCTTGGTCGACTTGAACGTGACCATGGTGGCGCCCTTGACGTAGCCGTCGGGCATGTACTTGTTGCCGTCGTCGTCTTCCTTCTCGCGTTCACCCTGGTCGCGGAAGGGACTGCGCATGTTCTTGGGCCACTTCTTCTGGTCCGTGCCCCACTTCTTCTCGGCGGCGGCCTTCACCGCGGCCTTGAGCTTGGCCAGGTCGGCGCCGGGCGCGAACAGCGCGACGACGCTGTACTCGTCCTTGCCGTTCAGGTCGTTGCGCTCGGGCTTGAACACCTTGGGGTAGGAGACGCGGAACTCGGGGGTGATCGTCTGGGTATCGGTCATGTCGTTTGGCTCGCTTGGGTGGGTTGGAACGGTTGAACGTGTGGACAAAATGTCCTCACTCGGCAGACAAAAAAGCGGCCTGTGCGGAGAGAGCCACCGGCGCCCGTTTGTCGTCTTCGTGCACCAGCGTGTGACCGCTGGATTCCTTCACAGTGAACGGCGCCAGCTTGGCCGCGCGCTCCTTGTCGTTCTTGCCCGGCACCAGCTTGCGGATCTGGGCGGGGGACTTGAGGCTGGGTTCTTCGTAGAGGTCGTCCTGGTTCAGACCCAGCGCCTCGTTGAGATCCTTGTGGTCCACGTTGGGCAACCACTTCTCGGTCGCGCGCTTCTCGACCAGCTTGTACCGGGGCGGGACGCGGCCGGCTTCGGCCTCGTTGTAGGCGAACTCCCGCAAGGTCTTGATGCGCGCCTCGAGAATCGGGATCTGGTCCAGTGCCTTGGCCAGCGCCTCCGGTTCGTAGGGCAGGGCAGGGGCGAACGCCACCTTGGCCATCTCGTTGACGACCCGCTCTTGCACCGGGCACTTGCCGGGCACACCGGATGCCGGGCAGTAGCGGCACCAGTCGCCCGCGCGGACGGCCGCGTCCGGCTTCTCGGTTTCCTTGACGCTCGCCACCAGGTACGCAGCGAACTCCACCAGGTCGATCGCGTCGATGGTGACGGTGCGGTGGGGGCCGTCCGCGTGCGGACACCGGGGCTGGACGATGTGCAGGCCGATGGTCTTGGCCGGGTACTTGAGCGTCTGCACCGCGCCGACGGCGTAGTACATCAGCTGGACGTTGTTCTCGACCTCGACCGCGTGGCCGGCACCGTACTTGAAGTCGATCACGTCCAGGTGCTGGCGCTCCGGATGCCAGAGCACGCAGTCGGACGTGCCGAACAGGGCAGGGTGGAGGTCGGCCAAGTGGAACTTGTGCTCGACGTGGGCCTTGCTGACGCCCGGGTCGCACAGGTCGATCACGATCACCTTGTACTCGGTGACGTGGTCGATCATGGCCTTGGAGACGACGATCTCGAAGCCGTCCTGCACGATGACCGTGCCCAGCTGACTGCGGTAGTCCTCGCCGTTGAGCGCCATCTCGGCCAGGCTGTGGGCGACCGTGCCTTCCGCCGCCGCGAAGCCGGCCTTGGATTCCAGTCCTTGGGACAGGCGCACGGAGCCGGGGCAGTGGTCCAGCTCCCAGCGGGACATGCCGCTGGCGCCGACACGTGAGTGGGCGGGCAGGGTCATTCCTGCCAGCCCGTGATAACCGGCATGTTGCCGTCGAAGACCAGCGTGCGCGTCGGTCGGCCGGCTTCGGTGCGCGCGTCGTAGATGCGGTACAGGACGCTATCTGGGCCGCCCGGGAGATCACCCAGTACAGAACACAGCGCCGCGTGCTCGTCCGCAGTCAGGTCCAGTCGGTAGGTCGGCGGGGGCGGCACAGGCGTCTGTTCGATCTTTTCGCAGGTAGCCATCACTTCTTCTCCTGTTGATATTTCGTCCACACTTGGCGCAAAGAAGTGCCCAGGAAGGTCACAATCTTCAACCCCGTGGACTGGGATACCGGCTTGCAGTTGCGCAGGCGGTCGTAGGTGCTGGAGCCCAAGTCCATCTCGGACACCAGCTTGTAGACCGGCTTGCCTTCGGCCTTGGCCCGGTCCTTGATCGCCAGATGCAAGGACCAGCCCATGAGGCCACTTAGCATCTCCCGCTGGGAGGCCGGTTCACGGCGCGGCCAGCGGTGGATGCTGCCCGCTCGGTCGCCGGTGACGCCGAGCGGAACGTAGGGATCACGAGGCCGCATCACGCCGCCTTGCAAGCGGCGATGAACCCGGCGAAGTCCTCGGGCTTGACCTCGGACACGCGCTTGGCGCCGAACTTCTCGAGGATCGCCAGGCAGGCGGTCATATCGCCCGGGGTCTTGTTCTGCACGCCCATCAGGGCTTCGCGGACGTCGTCCAGGGTGTGGGACTGCTGCGCCGGGGCTTGGGCTTCGGCCTCGGGGGTCGCCGTCACTTCGGCTTCCGGCGCAGCAGGTTCGGGGAGCGGGTCCGCCACTTGGCGGCGGGGACGACCGCGGGGGTTCTTGGGCTTCTCGGCGGGCGCCTGGTCAACCTTCGGATTGACCTCGCCGCTTTCAACGGACGAGTTGATCTGGTCCGTCACTTCCTTCACCGCAGCCGGGTCGGCGCTGTGCTTGAGACAGGCCAGGATGCGCTCGGCTTCTTCGATGGAGTGGACGGTGATCTGCAGCTGAAACATGGGTTGCTCCCTGTTTGGTCGGTTGTGCTGCGGTGGAGGACATAATCTCCCCGCGTGGATAAAATGTCAACGGTTATTCGAAAACTTTTGCCAGCTCGCGCGCCTTGTTGGCCAAGGCCCGGGTGATGTCGGCGTCGACGCTCTTGCCGCAGCCGAAGAACCGCGCGGTGACCGCGCCGTCCTGGCCCTTGCGGTGGACTCGGTCGATGAACTGCTTGTTCTCGGCCGGCACCCAGGAGGGCTCGAGGATGTCGACCCGGTAGGCCGCGGTCGCGTTGAAACCGATGCCGACCTTCACCTGGCAGATCAGCACGCGACAGGCGCGGTTGGTCCGGAACTTCTCCAGGATGTGCTGGCGCTTCTCCGCGGGCGTGCCGCCGAACAGCAGGATGGCGCCGAACTCCTTCAGCTCCCGGTGCAGCCACTCCAGCACGTCCACGTGCCAGGCGCCGATCAAGAGCTTGTTGTACTTGCGCTCGCGCAGCTCCGGACGGATGACGTCCAGATACCCGGGCACCTTGGATAGCCCGATGTACCTGCGCAACGTGCCGGCGCTGGTGGCCAGCTCACGCAGGTGTTCGAGCACCGCGTCGCCGCCGGAACGTGCGCCGGCCAGCAGCTGGTTCTGTTCCTTCAGTTGCGCGAACAGTTCGTCCGTCCCGTTGTAGCGCGTCTCGTGGAAGTAGACCTCGTGGTCCACGATGGACGGCTCGATTTCACGGTGGATGAACTCGATCGGTGGCAGGGTAGGCATCACGTCGTCTTTCTTCCTGCGGAGCATGAACCCCGCCAGCAGTTGCTTGAGCTTCGTTGCGTTCTTCGTGCCAGTGATGCGGAAACCGTAGTCAGATGTGAACCCGGTACAAAAATCTGTGACGAATTGGTGATAGTTGTCTGGGTAGACACCGGCCGATCGCAGGTGCGTCCACATTTCGGCGACGTTGTTTGGCGCAGGGGTTCCCGACAGGCGCCAGCGGTACGTCGCGCGTTCCGCCAGGCATTTGACGCTGTCGGCTTTCCTCCCGTAGACGATCCGCGTCCTCCCCGCGCTCCGTTCCTTGAGGCCGTGCGCCTCATCGAGGATGAGAACATCCCACTGTCGCACGGCCAGAGACTTCAGTAACTGCTTGTTTTGCAACAGGTCGTAGCTGCACACCGTGATGCCGTCCCTGGGCCTTGCCTTGCCGTCCATGATGGCCTGTCCGGGACGATCGAACGGGCTGAACTTCTCAAATTCACGCAGCCAGTTCACCCGTACCGACGCTGGCACCAGCACGAGGATGTTCCGGGCGCCGACCATGTCGCAGGCATGGACAGCTTGTGCTGATTTTCCGACACCAGGTTCATCCGCCAAGAACGCATCCTTGCGTTCTGCGAGGAACTGCGCACCTTCGAACTGGTAGTCCTCCAGCGGGGCGAGGTCAGCCGTCAAGCGCCGCTTCCAGTTCTTCCTTGGCGACGGCCAGGTCGCCCTCCAGATGCTGGACTTCGGCCTTGTACCCCTCGACCAGTGCCACCCAGTCGTCGTGGGTCATCTGGTCAAACTGCGCTCGGGCGTACTTGCCCTTCGCGCGCTCGAACGCGAAGCGGTTGAAGTCGTCGAGGACGCTCATGGCCGCACCCATTCGAGCTGCTTGCTGTTGAACCAGCGGTCGTTGCGTTTCCACAGGGACTGGACCAGGACCATCTTCGTGTCGGTGCTGCGGCCGGCGATCGTGCCGAAGCTGCCCTTGCCGAAGCCGTGCAGCACGTCGTCGTGGCTCGGGTCCACGATGCGGACGGTGTCGCCGATCAGCAGTGTGGTGCCATGCGCGTCCTTCGCCTGCCACTGGTCGTAGGCTTCGATCTCCGCGGCCGTGGCCATGCGGGCGGGTTCGGCGGGGGCTTTGGGTTCTGTCAGGATCACGTCCGCCGGATCGACGCGCTTCACCTGCATCTGGCCTTCTTCGAAGGTCTGCTTGGTGATCGACACGCCGTAGTCGCGGAGGTCTCCCCACTGGGTCTTCGGCACGTTCCGCGCGCCCGGCGCCACTGGCGCGCCCTTGGCCTCCAGGTGCTTCTGCAGCATCGCCAGCGCGCGCCAGGCCATGCCGACCAGGTCGCCTTCCATCAGGTGGCGGACCAAGGCGTCGGGCTCGTCACCAGACTTCGCGCGGTCGTGGTGCAGTTCCTGGCCGGGGTTGTGCTTCTCGTTGCCGTTGTAGCTGTGGTTGGCCACCGCAGCGAGCGCGGACGGGAAGTACTGCAGGAGGCCGGAGTAGATCGGGAAGGTCTTGCGCTCGGCCGAGTCTTCGGGAAAGAGGGCGCTCACAGTCGCGTCTCCGTGGTGTCGGGGTAGGAAAGCTCCCAGGCGTTGCCGTTGGGTGAGACAGCGAACTGGGAGCGGGCGCGGACCAACTCACCCATGCGCGCGAACAGCTTCACCTCGTCGGTGTGGCGTTCGGACAGGGTGAAGTTCTCGCGGGGTTTGTTGGCGGTGGTCATACCGGTCACTTCGTCGCGAAGAAAAGGGCGGCGAACAGCAGCACCGGCACAAGACCGATCTGGCAGGCGCGGCCGTAGAACATGCTCTCGTCGTAGTCCGTCGCGCGGATCTGTGCGAATAGGAACCCGAGTTGGACAGCGAGCGCGATCAGCTGGAGAACAAGGAAAATGTGCATCAGGAAGCCCTCCGGGCCAGAGTGAAACGGTGGGTTGCGTTGCGGTACTTGCGGCGCAGGTACACGTCGAGGGCCACGCCCTCGTACTTGCGGCACAGGTAGTCCAGGGAGAGGGGCATTTCGGCGAAGTCGCCGTCGCGGACTTCATTGAGCACCAGGATTCCGCGCTCGTGGTTGTTGGCCATGCCCTTGTAATCCTCGTCGTGGAGGTAGGCCGAGCCGAACACGACGCCTTTCTTGATCTTGCCGGTGCTGTATTGCTTGCGGCCGACTTCGAGCCCCTGCACATGGCCCTGCACGAACGGGGCGCCGATGTGGTTGAGCTTGTTGTTGGCGGTGCCACCGATCGCGCGACCGGTGTTCACCGCGGCGAAGAAGTGGGCGTAGACGATGCCGTCAACCCACACCTGGCCGGGGGCGCTGCAGAAGTAGTCGACCACTTCCCATCCCAAGCGCACGTCGTTCAGAAGGTGGTAGCCCAAGGTGCCGGCCAGGCGTGGGTCGGCGTTGATCGCGTTGTGTAGCCTGCGCTCGTGATTGCCACGCAGCAGCACCTTGCGCCCCTTGAACTTGCCCATGCTGCGGGTCAGCAGGGCCAGCGCGTCGTTGCCGGCAGCGATGTCGTCCTCCACGCGGGCGCCTTCCATGGGCATGGATCCGGGCGCGTCGTAGCGGGACAGAGACGGGAAGTCCCAGTGGTCGCCCAGGTGGACGACGACATCCGGCGCGTAGTCCTTCACGGCCTGGCCGATCCAGACCATGTGGTCGGTCGGCACACCCTTTTTCACCTGGGTGTCGGGTATCACGACGTGGCGGCGTGGCTTGGCCATGCACGGCTCCGGTTGGCGATTATGTGGAGCCATTATCCGCGCGTGTGGACAAAATGTCCACACTCGGGGCAAAGAAAATCGGCTGTAAATGCGACCAGCTCACGCCTTTGCCCTGCTTTCGCGCCCGACCCACCCGTTGCTGCGCCTGGGCAAGCGTCAGCCCCGTGCGCTCGGTGATCTGCTGGTAGGTGAAGGCTTCCCCGTCCACCCGGACCAGTGCGCGCTGCACGGGTCGGGTTTTCGGGGCTCTGTACTTTGCCTGGTCCCCGTTCACGGTTTCTCCCCCGCGCGCATGGCGGTGTCGATGGCAGCGTCCAGTGTTTCGCCATGCAGTAGATCCGACCCGGTGAGTTCCATGGGATAGCTCATCACTGCGGGATCATGCCGCTTGGCGTAGTTAGCCTCGTCCCGCAGCCACCTGTACCTCGCCGCATCCTTCGCCATGCGCCGCATCTGCTCATACACGGACACGTCGCCTCCATCGGGCGGATCCATGTAGTAGGTGCCCGGAAGTAGCGCCTCCCATGCAGACGTCGGGATCGTATCCCTCACCGCCTCCGCTATCTCGGCGTGGTGGGCGCGGAGGAAGTTGGTAATTTCCAGCAAGTGCCCGCCGCATGCTTGCGCCTCCCAGTCAGCCGGAAGTAACGCCGCCAGTTCCGCCATCAGGTCAGGCTTGGTCATGGGTGTTCTCCTTGATCCAGCGCATTGCGGCAGCCCATGCGGAGCGTTGTCGCGTATCGCAGCCGATCATCTTGCGGCCGTGCATGACCTCGTAGCGGACGGTGCCGCCGACGTAGGTTCCCGGGCGCTCAACTAGGCGCACATCCGGCAACTGGTTGCGAACGTATTCTTCAGCCTTCATTGCTCGGCTCCAAGGTGGGCGGTGATGTAGCGAAGCTTCCACGTTGGGTGGAACGGCATTGTGTGCCGCACTCCGTCAAGCTGGATGTTCAGGTGCGCGCCATTTGCTGAGCGGATCGTCCCTAGCTCAGGCTTGCCATCGCCTGTGTACTCGACACGACCGCCACGCTTTGCTGGCACGCCGTATTGCTTGCGAACCCACGCCATGCTCATCCCTCATTCCTCCCCATCAGTGGGTGGGGTGGGGAGGGGCATCCAGGCGTCCGGGTGGTGCGCATGCTCGCAAAGCACGTCGGAGTCGCTGTCGAACCAGCCCGTTTCGCCCCAATGGTTTCGCTCTGGATTTCCCATCCAGAAGCCTTCGCAGCTATGCGAGTTTGCGTAGCCGAGAATGACCGGCGTCCCATCCCTCGGCGCCGTTTCAATCGGCCTCCACCCCTCCGCCTTCTCGCCGGCAAGGGCGCGGGTCAAGGTTTCGGCCCAGCTCTCGAACTCATCGGGGAAGGCGTCGCCGCCATTCCTCGCACGCTCCTCAAGGTCAACGATCACGCCGTTCACCGCCCCCACATCCACCGCCTGCGCGGGCTGGGTGAGGTGGGCGCGTCGGTTCCAGGCTTCGACGGCTTCTTGTTCGGACGCGAAATGGCGCTTGTGCCCGTACAACTGCGCGCCGCAACGGCACATAACGTGGGCAGCGAAGCCATCGCGTTCGGTCGGCATCCGCACCTGCGGTTCGCCACCGCAGAACGGGCACGGCTCAAGCGTCATCGCCATCTTTCGGCTCCTGGTGGTGGGTGGCGGGCGTCACAGTGACCTTGAGCACCTGCATGTAACGGCGCGCTTCCGCCCAAGGCGACATCGTGTGTCGCTCGACCTCTTTGATTGCGGCTCGCTTGGTGCGAGCAATGCCGATCAGATGACCGAAGTTGTAGTAGCCCCAACTGGTGCTCGGCTTAGGCGTGCGCATAGTCATGCCCCCTGCGGCGCGGACGGAGCGACGAGAAATGCGAGGTAGCGTTCGCGGTTCTCGGGCCGGTAGTAGCCACGTCCCACGACCTCATCCCACAGCTTGCGCATGTCGTTCAGCATGGAAGACTGCTGCTTGGCATCCAGCAAGCCGAAGTCGTGGCGAAGGCAGATAGCCATGCTCGCGAGCAGCGCCTGATCGGGTTCAGCCGGCACGCCCATGGGCGCGGCGGGGTGGGTGTCGATGTAGCCAAGCGGCCGGCAGCCGAGCGACCGGAACCCGAGTTGCGTGTCCAGCGGGAACGAGTCCGGCGAGAACGATAGCGCTTGGTCCGTTTCGCCATCGCCCTGCGTGACCGTATGCAGCCAAGCCACCGCCTCCCCCTGCCGTTCCGCAGGCTGGGCGGATAGGGCGGCTTCGAGGGCGGCGCGCAGCGCATCGTTCCACTGCCCATCATCGAGCAGGCCCACGTCACCACCCGCGTGCTCGTCCACGTAGCGATCCAGTGCGTTGTACGCTCGGGCCACGGCGTCATCATCCACCCGCGCGGCTTGCTGGCGTAGGGTGGCGGCTTTCCAGAATTGCAACGCCTCGATAGACGTCTGAAGGGCTTGCACGCTCATCTCGTCAAGGTCGTAGTCCTTGGCCAAGTCGATGAAGCGCTGAAGCTCACGAGCGCAACGATCAAGCGCGTCGTTGTTCACTTTCTCCGGCGAATAGCTCATTTCTCGGCTCCCTTGGCGAGTTGGGCGGCGGCTCGGACGATGGCTCGACGGGTAGATTCGCAAAGCACGTCAAACGGCAGACTGCGGTCCTGAAAAAGTTCGGTGCAATCGACTTTGCCGACTTGTGCCGATGCTGCGTGCGGGTGTTGGGTTACGGTCATCCCAAGCTTCACCGCCAGTCGCAGCGCGTCGCCGTCGTCGGTGAGGGGGTTCCATGCCTGACCATTGGGAAGTGCCATCGGGTACAAGTGGAAGGCGTCATACGCACGCCACTTCGCATCAATCCCCGCAGCCTTCGCCGCCAGCTCCAACAACTCCCGCTCCATCTGCTCACTCGACATGGCCGGCTCCGGTGGTGAAGGGGGCGAGGGCGGCGCGGAGACGGTTCACCAGCTCGTCCGTAAGCTCGCCATCGGCATCAGCCTGGGCAACATCGGTCGCCGTCTCCACCAGCGCCACCACGGCAGGGCTGGAAAGGGCGAAGTCAACGACCGCTTGCACAGCCGCGTAGGTCGCGCCGGCGCGTCGAGGCGAGCCCATGCGCGCTTCACGGTAGGCGTTGTGGAACACCTTGACGGCATCCGCCTCAAACTGCCGGCGCACTTCCTCGTTGGTCGGGGTGGTCATTTCGCGATCCTCTTGTGGACGAACCACCAGGCCATGAGGGCCGCTTCTGCACGGCCGTCGTCTTTGACCCGGGAGAACAGGTGGGCGTAGTCCGGGAACAGTTCGATCGCCCGGGCACGGCTGGCGTTCTTCCTGGCCTTCGTGTCCGCGTCGCGGTCGGCGTTGAGCCCGACACCGAACTTCCATGTGGCTGGAGTGACGAGGACCAGCTCACAGCCTGCGGCGACCACGGCCATCTCACAGGCGCCGATCGTCTTTCCGAAGTTTCCGGCTCCCGCCTGCCGGCCCATGCCGTTGACGTTTTCGACGACGCCGTGCCCCGCCGGTCCTGAGTAGGCACTGGCGAACGCGACCCACGGGCAAGACAGGGTGTGCCACAGCAGATCCAGGTCGAGTACGGTTTTCTTACCGCGGGTTGCAGTCGGCATGTCGACTACCGCAAGTCTCCCCGCGTGGTACCAGGCAATCGCACCGGTCAAGCCGGGATCGATCGCTAGCACAGGCGCGTGGGGTGGAGTTCGGGTACGCTCGGGCGCCATAGATGGGCTCCGCTCTTGGATAGTGGGACGCAGTGTGGACCTCACATCCGTGCGTTGTCAATACGACATCACAGTTTTTCGACAGTCGGGGCCGCTACAGTTGCGCTCCCGCCTGTTGCGGTGCAGAATCGCCGGCTTTGTAGCGTTCGGATCAACATTCCAACCCCTTCGCCCTTTGGAGCGCACGTGCCATGACCAGCAAGATCGACGAGAAGTGGTTCCGCCTGATGGTCGACCGATCCGGTCATTCCCTTCGATCGTTTGCCGGCGCCGTGGGAATCGACCCCTCCGCGTTCCTGCGCACGCTCAAGGGTAAGCGTCGGCTGCAGCTGGACGAGGCCGAGCGCATCGCCCGGGTGATGGGACAGGGCGTCGAGGTTGCCGACGTGCTGGCGCATGCGGGCGTCAAGCTTCAGGTGCCGGGCATGCCGGCCGCTGCGGTCAAGGTCGTGGCCAAGGGCGGCCAGGCGCCTGTCGGGGGCACCGTGGACGCAGTAGACGGCTCGGTGACGTTCACCCCGTCCAAGGCCAGTGGGTCCGCCGCGGTCGTGGCCCTGACCATTGAAGGGGATCCGTTCCTGTCCGGGTGGCACGTGCTATGCGCGCCAGGGGATGTTTCCTCCGACATCGGGGGAGGCATGGATGCGGGCATCGTCCAGACCGTGGACGGAAAAGTACTGCTGCGCAAAATCCGGCCTGCATTCGCCAAGGGACGGTATGACTTGGGTCCCGTGTTCGGCTTCGGTGGCAGGGAAAACGATGTCGAAGTCGTGGGCGTCATCCCCGTGATGGGGCTGGAGCGATAGAGGTTTCGGGCTAGCTGAAGATGTCGATGTCAGGCGCGGCAGGGGCTTTGCCCTTCGTCTTGACCGCGTGCATGGCCTTCAGGCGCTCCAGCTGGTCGCGCTCATCAGCCAAGGTCTGCTCGAGCCGGACCAGTGAGCGCACGTTCATCTCACGCAGGCTGATGGTTATGCTCCGGTCCAGGCTGGGCGGCATACCTGGCAGATCGAGATCGGCGCGGGCGATCAACCCTGCGGTCTGCTGGATGGCGCGCTCGCTCTTGGCTATTTCGCGCTCCAGGTGGGCCCGCGCACTCAGGTAGTCCTTGTGCGTTTCGCGGTAGCGGCGCGCGCGTTCGGTCGAGGATAAGGGCATGTTGTCAGCTCCGTTGTGGTGGAACCACTGTAACGCGGCGGGGACATTCCGACAACAGGCCAAGCGAGATGTAGAAACACAGGCGGCTGATAGAGCCGCGAAAGTGAGCTGTGGCGCGGGTTACCTGCGTTTTCTGCGTTTTCTGCGAAATCCGATTCAGTTCCTATGGGAAATGCAGGATAACGACAGTCACAACTGGCGACACGTGTACGATGTTAGGGGCGTTTCCCCACAGCAACTTGACGTATTTCGTAGGGAACGTGGAAACGTAGCGGAACCCTTATGTACCAACGGTTCTGTACCTCTATCTTTATTTCTTGATTCTAAAGAAAGATAGAATAAGGGTACTGCGCCCCGGGTTCGGGCCTCCCCCCTGGCCGAAAAAGGGGCGGTCTGGCCGCTTTTTCCCTGATCACCGGGCCTGCCGCCGCAGATGCGCGCCGCAAAGGCTCCAGGCAAAAATAAACCCGGCGCGAGGCCGGGTTGTGTTGGTGCATAAATTTCGGATGTGGTCAGGCTGGCGGGATGAGCTCGCCCGTGAATCCGTTGGCGTCCCACCCCTGCGCGTACTTCAGCGCGAACACCTCCGCGCGCCTGGACGTCATCAGGTAGCCGCCTGCCCGGTGGGTCCATCGCCCGCCCAGCGCCTCCGCCAGCCTGGCCGCTCGCGTCTTCCACCCGCTGCCGTCGCTCGGTGTGCGCACGCACACTTTGCCCTTGGCGTACCGATAGCCGACTATCTCGAAGTTCACGGGTGTGTCCTCAGTGTACCGCCCAAAGGGCGAGGATGACCGCCGCGTCAATCAGCAACGCGGCGGCGATGAATCGACGGGCAAAGGTGTTGGGGGTCACGTGCGGTCAGCCGATCATGTTCATGCTGTTCACGACGTAGCCGGCCCGCTCCGCGATCTGCTGCGCTCGGGTGCGGTTGTCGGCTGAGATCTCGACCACGAGCCATTGCGCCGGCCCGCTGGGCGCCTTGCGGCAGACTTCGGCGCGGTACAAATGCGCGTCGCCGGCTTTACCAAGCTGGATGTGTCGCTCGTCCATCGCGTTCTCCCATCTCCGGGCCACCAATGGCCCTTGATCCTGCCGCCTGGGTCGCAAGCGGCAGTGTCAAGGGTCAGCGGGCGGCCCGCCGCTGACGTCGGCGCAACTCTCGCAGTGCGTCCGCCACCCACTTACGGGCACGCGGCACGCTGATGAACGGGCAGAAGTTGGGAAACTCCCGGCACGTTCGGTTCCGGAACACAACTAACGTGGCCGCCGGGAATCGATAACGCTTTCTCACGTCCGGGCCGTACATGGCTCAGCCCTCCCCATGCTTGCGGCTTTTGCGCAGCTTGGCCGCCGCATCGCGCAACGGGATGAACTCGGACACCACGAAAAAGTAGCCGTGGCGGGCTTCGCCTTGGCATTCGATCGTGTAGCCGAGGGTTTCGAGCATCGCGGCTGCCTGGTCGCCCGTGTCCCTGAAATCGTGGTTGTAGCCTTCGGTCACGCTGTCGCGTTCGAACCGATGGCTGAACAGGCGAACACGTGAGCTGCGCGTGTCGGTTGGGCCGACGTAGCGGGCTTCGATGAGATGGGAATTCTTGGCCATTTCGTTCTCCGTTGTCAGAATGTCCGCACTGCGGACGCAAGAAGTCAGCGGCAGAGCCGCGCGATTTCATCCCGGATGCGCTGCCACAACGTGCGACGCGGCAACTTACGCAGCCTGCAGCACGTAACGTGGGCTCGCGGGTTGTGCTGGTGGAAGGGGTAAGGCGTGCGGATGGCTTGGCGGTTCATTTCGCGCTCCGTTGTGTGGTCGGTGAGGCTATAATGTCCACGTTGCGGATGCGGTGTCAACACTTCGGACGATTGATTTTCTCTATCGGTGATCCATGAGCGATAGCAATAGCCTATCTATCTTTGACAATCAAGGGCTTAGCGAGGACCAAGCGCGGTTCTGCACGCTCATTGCGAGCGGTCACACCGTGGACCAGGCGCAGAAAATGGTCGGCGTCACTGCCTATAGATACACGAAGTGGTTGGCCGAGCTGCCAGCTTTCGAAGCCGCGGTGCGGCGAGCGCGCGCGATCCTACTAGAGCGCCGCGTGGACGATATGGCGACCGTGGCGCGCACCGAGCCCGACGTGAACCGCGCGCGGCTCATCATCGACACGGACAAGTGGCTGGCAAGCAAGCTCATCCCCAAGGTCTACGGCGACAAACTGGACGTCACCGTGGAGCATCGCTTGGACATCGGCGAAGCCCTGGCCGCGGCTCGAGCGCGCGCCATGTTGCGACCCATGTGCGACCCAGCCGACGTGATCGAGGGCGAGATCGTTGCTGCGCCTAGTGTTGAGCCGCCTCGCGCAGTTGATAAGCAATCAACCTTGCCGGAAATTCCTGACATCTTCGATTGAATCCGCCCGGGTTGCGGGTCCCTTTTTGCGCCGGAAGGGGGCGCCAGGCCGGTGGCACCCCTAAACGTTGGCGCGCA